GCAAACCATCAAAGTCCACAACAGGGACAACTGTAGATCGACAATTAAAATGTTGCGGTGGTGTTGGGCCATTATTGTATTCAAATTTTTGTCCATCAAGTCGCTGACAGATAGGGCTTGTTCGAGAATCCAGCGTTGCAACATATTCATACTTAGGGGCAACCTTTTTATTTGCGGCATAAACAGCCAATGATGCTTGATTTGTAACCTGATTAACAGATGTTCTAACGATAGTCTGAATCTGATGGTTAGCCAGTTTTGTTAACTCTCCTCCAGCCGCAGCAATCTGTTTGACATTGCCTTTCTGTGAAAAAGTAAGTCTGCCAACAAGTCTCCTACTGATTTGCTGTAGTGTCTCACCAGAGAATACTCCTGATCTAATTGCTAAATCTAACTTCTCTGCTGAGGACTCAGCTATACCTCTAAATGCTTTCTGTACTGTTTGCCCATTTGGAAGTGTTATTGATGCCCCTTGCGTTGCTGTAAGTCTGAACTTACCCCTGCCAAATTCTTTAAAACTATCTTCTGTAAATTGTTTACTTGTAAAAATATTGATCTCTGATGGGTCAGTCATTATCACTGAGTCTGCATACTTTTCGCTGATAGCAACACTGTTTATTGGTACACCACCAGACTCTGTAACCTTTTTAAGTTCATTTACAACAAATTCACTTTGAAGCTGTGCAACTCCCTGCAACTCTTTTTTCATATCAAGGGCTGATCTAGCCCACCAAGTATCTAAACTATCACTTGATTGTTTAATTATGGCTCTGAGTCTTTTTCTTGTTTGCGGTGCAATGATCCTTGCTCCTCCTTTTGCTATTTCAGCAACTTGTCTTTCGTCTATAGACCTTAACTTTTTTGCTGCATTAAGGATTATTTCGTTATAAGTACGGACATACTTTTCAGCAACAGCGTTTCCATACCTATTGATGTCAATAGTTTCTCTAAAAAATACCTCTGGAGTGGACATTTATCATTCGTCCTCTGCGTCCGCTGGCTCCTCCGCTGGGGCATCTGGTTCTTGTCTCTCCGTCAATCCTCCGTTCTGCGTTGTTTCGATCTCATCTTCAACGTCAAAGTCATCACCAAGTATCTCTCCAGCTGATAACTGGTTCAATAATGTCTCCTGACTAATAGTGCCAGAGGTAAACAATGCAAGTAATGACTGGATCTCTTGTGGTTCTAGCCTTGCAGAAACAAAGTCTCTGTTCACAAAACAGCTGCCAGCATTGGGTTCATTGAGATATTCGCTGTGAAACTTCAAGCAGTTATCAATCAAGTCTTGCATTTGTTGGGCAACTACCATCATTGTGCTGTCATTCTGCGATCTATCTATTCTCTTAGCCTCTGCTGTCTCTCCTACTAACTTCTGACCAAGAACAGCTGCAAGTGATAATGTATTAATCTGCTCTTTTAAATCTTCAAGAAGTCTAAATTGTGCATCATAACTATCCGCAGAGGGTGAAACATATTCCATGCGTGAATCTGGTGGCAATGCTAAAGCCTCACTTGGGCCTGTCGTTATCTCATCAGCATTTGGATAGCCATAAACTACTAAATTAGGAACTGCACTAATGTGCAAAATATTAAACAAATCTGACTGTATTTGATAATGCTTAAGGTTTAGCTCTGCAATGTCATACAAAGGACTGCGGCTTTCATAAAATCCGACCCTATTGGAATAAGCAACTGTAAAAGGTATCTTGTCTTTAAGGCTCGTTTCACCTTCTTCATACAATTTATATTCGCCCTTTTTATCGTCTTTTCTGTGGATTTCGTATCTACCACGTTCAAGCACCCTGATCTGAGATATTACCTTCTCACCATATTGGCCATCTGGCTCAACAATCCTCTCCAACAAACGCACTTGTGTGAGTTCTCTTGCACCATCTATGATCTCAGTTCTCCAGCCTAATATATCCTCTGGCTTATATGTCACCCAGTATGGCCTTGCTTTCTCTCCCTCCTTTGGTGCATCTACTAAAACACCACAATGTCCAAATGAAACAACAATTCTTGCAGTTTGATAAAGCCAGATATTCAGATCATTGCCTTCAAGGTCAACGTCAAACAGCTGTTCTCTAACTAAATCAGATACATCATCTAGTCTTATGGGCTTTCTGACCAGCATACCGCTTAACATTTTCTCTATTCTCTGTAGATATGGGACTACTGTTGATCTAGCTAATCTGCGATCATAGCTGTCATCTACTTCTCTTTCTAGCTGAGGCAAGTATTTTCTATGCTCACTCCTGATCTTATATGTACCTTCCTTCAAATCTGATATCAAATCCCAAAACTGTGCCATGCGTTGATGGGCTGCATTAGGGCTTGCAACTGTAGTTACAGCTTGAGTGATGGACTTATTGTAAATATCAAGTGAGCTATACACGTTTTTGCCTCAATAGTACCATGTCTTTAATATATTCTAATCCCTGTAGGTTTGCCCGCCCTAGCAAACAATGGATTGAACTCACGCCATATCAAATATCCCACAGCGTCAGCCATATGGTCATAGCCAGATTCTTTATCTGGTTCACCTTTTTCTGTGTATGACTGAAGTTCCATTGATTCAATTAACTTTCTGCAACTGGCATGGATTTGTAAACGGCTTTCCCCCTTGCCGTTACATAATAGAGCCTGTACGGAAGCGACCCTATCTCTGACTGGCGGGTTGCTGCGGGGACTTTGATTGCTGAAACCATATCCAGCCAGTATCTCAATGTCTGTCTGAGTTGCGTTTGTACTCCTGTTTCCTCCACTAGCATCTGGGTAAACGTATATCTTGTTCATAGGATATCTTGCTTTGATAGTTTGTGCCAAAGCATCTGTATCGTATGCGGCCACAACCTCATCAAATATTAACAATTTTTGATCTTGGACAATACCTATCACCGCATTTGTGTTCTGGACGTTAAAGTCGATCCCGATTCTTAGCGGTTCAAGGCCAATGTCAGGCTTGATATTCGTGACATTCTGTTCTCTAGTGAAGCGACTATAGACTTGGCCAGTGGTTAGATTGATGAACTCTCCATTGAGATATGCCTGTAGCATTGATGGATCGTAGTTGGCTTGCATACGTTCAATGAAGTCACTAGGCAAATGTGGGTTATCCTGAGTCCTCATCTTGATTAGCTGCCTATCTGTTCTCTCCTTTGCTTCGTCCGTACCAAAGGTATTGTATAGCCAGCGAAATCCCTCTGGTGTACTAGCTGCACAAAACTGGCGAACATTACCAGCCCTTAGTCGTCCCAGTATCTTTGGGAAAGCTTTGTCGGCAATAGTGGGTGATACAACATCTATTTCATCAACAAGTACATGAGAAAGGTTCAGACCAATAATTCTTGACCAGTTTTCAAAGGATCTGCATAACAGCTTGCTATCGCCTTCCTTAAAGTGCAAGGTATATTCTGGCAGTGGACTAGCTCTGAAAGTATATGGGATTTCATACTGCTCAAGGAACATTTCAAAGTCTGTTTGCCAGATGTCACGAATCAATGGGGCAGTTGGTTCCATAACAGCACCAATAAATCCAATATTCATAGCTGCAAGTTTCACAGCCATACTACACAAAGCTCTTGTCTTACCAGCACCATATCCAGCAGAAAGGCCAACTATCTCATTTTGATTATCAAAGAACTGTTGCTGCGGTGGGTGCAAGTCAGCCCTGATCCTGTTTAATAGGTCATCAGTATCAACATCAACATATCTACTACCTATGTGATCTAACACAGATCCTTCTCTGTTCAGTATGCTCAAGACATCACCTGACCGACCTTTGCCATTGAATTTATACAGCCCAAAGCAACTGTTAACTGCCCTGATTTTCTTGCCTCTTTTGCTAATGATGCGTATTGAGCTAGAACTTCAGCCGTAAATTGTCGCCTATCAATATCAAAATCTTGCTTCAAAATCACAGTTGCCTCTTGAATATATCTATCAATAGACCTTTGACTCACACCCCATTCAGCTGTAGCAAACTGACTTATTTCTGATCTGACAGTACCAACAGACAAAAGCTTGGCCACTTTATTGACTCTAAACTCATGCTCATTCTTGCTAGTTCTGCCGTTGGCCACTATGGAAATATGGTTTTTATTATTTTAAATGTAGCGTCAATCGTTAGATTTTGTCGATTTTCCTTGTTTTTCCCAGCTATTTTTTAAGAATATAAGTTCATCAATCCTTTTTCTTAGTGCATTGATGCGGTCATTGTTGAAACTGTCAAAGTCTTTGTTTTTCATCTTATGCCAGTAAATAGTTTTATCATTTCTGGTAGCTCACCATTTAGCAAGCTTGCAACAAAGTCATCTAAATTCCAACAGCCCCACATTTCTTTTGCCCTTCTATCTTCTCCAGCAGATGCACAAGGCCCTCTGTGATAAAAACGCAATGGTGCTTTTTGATTCTTTGATATAGAAAGAGGAAAATCAACAACTCCTTTGCAGTCGTGTATAGGTTGGCCACAGGCTTCGCAAATAAAATAAAAACGTGCCTCACCATCATGGTATTGGATATTCATAAAGATTTCATGCTGAAATTTGCAAGTTGTTCTTTTACCTTTTGAACTTCTGGTGGTAATTTAGTTTTCTTTTTTTTCAAATTATCAGCG